GCTTCGTCATCGTGGACGATCGGCGCACGGGGCGCATGCGCTTACGTCCGAATCCTTCTAACGTCTCCCAACCCCACATGTCCCCCAAGAACCACTCATGCAAGTCAGTAGCCCTGAATCCTTTCAGGGCCTCACCGCCGCCCTCTAAGAAACTGGGGTAGACCACCCCCCAGAGAAATGCGTTCTGAGCGTCACTGCGCCGCGGCTTTACTTCCTCGACCGTGATAGACCATGCCTTGTCTGGCGTCACGTCGCGGAGCACCAGTTCCATGGCGCGCTGGACGTCCTCAGGCTTCGAGTTCTTGGGGATGATGCGCTTCATCAGAACGGCAGATCGTCGTCGAAGTCAGGGTCAGCCTGCGGCGCAACACGCTGTGATTGACGCGGCGGTGCGGTTTTCTGGGTCGGCTTCCATGGGTCACTAACCTTCACGCTGAGATACACCTTGCCGCTTTTTGCCGTGCGCTTCCACAGTGATATTTCTTTGCGCCCCTGCATGCCTTCCGGTATTTCAATTTCACCGACGTAATCCGGCTGTTTGTCCGACTTCTTTGCTCTTTTGAAAAGCATCCCAGAACCCGGATTCAGGTTCAGTGGTTCCATAATCTTGTCACTCACAGCGATACCTCCTTCAGGAATTTAACTTTGGCGTCTCTCTCTTCAAGGAACTTGATGATTTCCTTTTCCATGGCGGCAATGTAGTCGACGTCGCGCTTCACCGGCACGATCAGCAACTGCAGGTTCTCCGGCACGCGATCGTCGAACGACACAAAGTCGGCGTGTTGGCGACCGGTGCAAGCCAGTTGGAACTGGATCTGCGCGTAGTACCGGGATGGCACCACTTTGCTTTCGATGTATTCGAAGTGGGTGTGCGTCTCGGGCGCCTTGAACTCTACGATCATGTCGTCACCGATCAGGCCGTCCGGGCTACAGCCGGCGCTCGCGATCGTCGGGTGGTCCACAAAGTCGATCTGGTCGACGAGGTGGCCCGTCTTCACGCTGTACCGTTCCCGGGCCAGCGGCTCGATATCGGTGCCGCGTTGCATGGCCGCCGACGTAAAGCCCTCCTTGGTCTTACCAGTGAGGGCCTCGACGACGAGGTCAGCCATGTATGAGGCACGGGAGGCGCTGTAGCCGGTTTTGGTGCGGGCGAGCACGTCAGCCACGCGACTCGCCGTCACTTTTCCGCAGCGGCGGGCAAACCACTCAGGTGTGCGTTGATCAGCCATTGTCCAACTCCTTGCGGCGGGCCGCGAATGTGTCGATGCAGGCGTTTCGCTGCGCCTCATCAAGGCCCTTATAAAGCGCCTGCAGGTCCGCTACGGACTCGACTGCGGCAATCTGCTCCAGAACCTTGGCATCCGCCTTGGGCGCCTTAGCGGGCTTCTGCGTCGGTTTGCTGGCCTCGTTGCCGTCGTCATCCTCGTCGCCGACGATCGCCGCCACCGACTGGAGGGAGTAACGCTTGCAGTAGGTCGAGGCCGAACCGTAGCCCTGCGCGTCGTTCTTCGACACCGGCATCGACAGCGGGCCGAACTCCAGCCACTGGCCGCTGCTGTGCTGGACCACCGTCAGGCAGGCCACAGAGCCTTCGGCGCTCGTCAGTTCCTGCATGATCGACAGGCCGTGCTTAGCGAACACCGGCACCACGGCGTTACGGATCGCGGCGAGGCTCGCGAACTTGTTACGGAAGTGCGGGTTCGTCGAATCGAACGACGGGTTCTTCATCTCCGCCTGCGCGGCGGCAAGGGCGGCGCTGATCTCAGCGCAGTTCTCAGAACGCTTCATGGGTCACCTCAAGGAAAGGAAAGTTGTTTTGCGCGAGCAGCAAAAAAAGGAAAAGGGCAAAAACTTGTTTAGCGGCCTGCTCCATTTGCATCAGTTCGAGATCTTGCTGATGCCACCAGCCGTCGTCTGAATAATCCATCGCGTATGTCTCCTGATCGCTGATAAAGATTGAATACAGAGTTTACCAAGGTAAACGTAAAAGGGAAGAGGTAATTCGCTTTGCCACTATCAACGTCGCTTTTACCAAGGTAAACTGCCGGCATGTCCGAAATCTCCGCCATCTTCGCTCGCTTCGGTAATCAGGCCAACGTTGCCCGTGCATTCGGTGTGACGCCCGCGGCCGTGATCAAGTGGGTCCGTTCTGGGCGCCTGCCGCCTTTGCGGCGGTACCAGTGGCGGGATATGCAAGGAAGCCTGCGTAAAGCCGCCGGAGGGCTCGTACCAGCCGCTCCGGCGTCCCGGGAAGGGTAAGCCTAGAACTCAGGGTTTAGGCGGCTGATATGGCCGCGGGCCATCGAGTAGAACTTGTCGGCGACCCAAGCGCCTGACAGGCGGCGGCGGTAGTACTTGCGGCCGGTCGAGGTCGTCACGATCCGATTGTTCTGGCCAGAGACCTTCACGATCTCGCCGTCCGGGTAGTAGTCGCCGTTGATGCAGCGGCTGACCTTGTCGCCAACCACCGGGGCCTCCACGACGTCGTACCGCGGCCAGCAACCATCGCCGCTGTCGACCGGGATCAGAACGGGGCCGGCGCCGACTAAGGCGTTGGCCTGCGAAGCGATCTGCTCGGCGTGCTCGAATGACGTGATGTCATGGCGGCTGATCCACGACGGGTCGCGGTAGTTCTCAAGGGTGAGATCTGCGGCGATTTGGGCAACGGTGTCGTTGACGATGCGGAAGTAAAACATGGTGATCTCCTGATTGCTGATAAAGATTGACGGTGAAAGGGTAAGGGGTGTTTCCACCCCTGTCAACACTTTTGTTTAAGCCTCTGAGCCCATGGTCAGAACCACACGCAACGCGTCAAGCGCGTATCGACGACGACTGTTCTTGCTGCACAGATACCAAACCGTTTGCGGACGTGCACGGTCGGGGCCACGCGCATGGAATTGAACTTCAACATCGAAACGATCGCCAACTGCGCCGTACGCCCAACCAGACTCCTGCGCCTTCATTTCCAAGCGAATCAACGCCGCCGAGACTTCCTCATAGCGCGCAGCCTCTTCGGCTGACATCTGCGGGCGTCGGTTGTAGTGCCACTTGCGGGCGCGGGCTTTGCTGTACTGATTCACGTTGCGTCTCCGATAACGATAGGTCGATGTCGAGATGGTAGAGGGTGTTTCTGCCTGTTGCAATACCCTCAATAGAAAAAGATAGGTACACACAATGCTATGCATTTTTGCAGGCGCTGTACGGTACCGGACGGTGGTGGACGTCATCAGACGCTAGGATTTACGGGCCCAGAACGAAAAAGCCCCCGGGGGTTGTCCGGGGGCTTGACGGCGGATAGTTGGGCCGCTTACTCTGGGATTGCTGTGCAGAGTGATGCGGAGAGTAGTTGCTCCGAAATCCCTCGTCAACCCCCCTTGTCTCTCTGTGGCAGCAACACCCTCAGTACGGTGTTGAAAATCTACTGCCGGCGGGGCGGGTGCAATTCCCGTGTGATGTTAAGTCATCGACCAGACACCGGATACCACGGTCTGGCGGCTCAAATGCGACGGCGACCGGCATGTCGCGGAGGGTCTTTTAGCCTCATGCTCTCATGGGGTTAGGGGGCTCTTTGCTCAGGCTCCCAGCATGTGATTAAAACCTTAGAAAACCATGATAAGACCAGTAGTAGAACTAGAACCTTGGGAATACGAGTGGGTCGCACATGTCGGAACTCGTCGGTACATCGAGAATTGGAAACGACCGGATGCAAAGCACTATGACCGCCAACGCATGGAAGACGATCGCACAGCGCAAGTGGCTGCAGCGGCTTGCGAACTGGCTGTCGCGAAGTGGACTAACTCGTACTGGTCGGGTCACGTCTGGAAGGCCGGTGAGCACCATCTGCGAAAAGACCTGCCTGACGTTGGTAAGAACATCGAAGTTCGGAGGTTGAGGACGCGAGAGACCGCGGCATTGAGACGGCACCAGTTGGACAAAAACCTAGTGCTTTTTGTCGCCAAGCCTCTGATGCCGGAAATACGCGTCGTCGAGATTTATGGCTGGATCATGTATGACAAGGGCTGGACATTGGCTGAGCCTTCGGACTACGATCCAGAAAATACGAGGCTGTTACTGCCTCATCATCTGCGATTAGATCGGTAATTGGAGGATATATGTCATCAGATAATTTTGATCCGTCGAGCATTGCCAACCTTGATGGCGCAGCGTGGGAGCGATGGCTCGCTTACCGCGTCAGCATCAGAAAACCTATCAAGCCTGCCTCGATGCACGCGGCTGCGCTCAAACTCTCGCGTTACGGTGACGATCAGGATGCTGTCGTTGAGCAATCGGTCGCCAACGGATATCAGGGCCTGTTCGATCTGAAAAAGTCGAAGCCTGCGCCCGGTGAGAAGCCGCAGAAGAGTCGCGAGCAGATTGCGGCTGAAACTGCCCGTCATGAATTCCATGATTCGCAGTCAGAGCGATTCTGGCGCGAGTTCACGCAGGACCCGATCGGTGACCTGCGCATGATGGATGCCGTGCTCGCTCGCATCACGATCAACCGATACGACGAGGCTTACACCGAGCGCATGTCGGCGTTTCGCGAGAAGTTGGCTGAGAAGATTGCCGCGGCCGATGCGACGAAGGTGTACGGTGACCCGCACTTGCGATCGATGGTGATGCAGATTTGGGGTGATCGAGGCATCAATCGATTGAAGGCCAGAATCGAAAAAGGCCTATAAAAATAGTGCTTTTCGCACACTTTCACGCTAAACTACAGGCCTTACGTGCTCTTTAACAATCCAGAATTTCCCACCAGTTGGGCCCGCGAAATCCGGCGTCGATGCCCCCAGTGTGGGGTTGAGACATCTGGGGGGCGGCCCTGCGGATATCACAAGGCGCATGAGCGCCATGAACGCCGCAAGGCTGCCCGTCAGTCTCTCTCGAAGACAAGCCAGATGATGACGATCACCGCGGAGACGACAGCGAGTGAAACACCGAGGATGGTGTTCACGATCGTTCATTCCGCCGACGGATAGCCTGAGCGAAGAACTTGCCCTCCTCGGACCATGTGATGGCATCGCACACCGCGGCGCAGGCTTCCCGCTCAGCCAGAACGGCCATATGCATCTTTTCCCACCACGCCAAGGCCGACCACCTCATCGAAGGGTTACGGGCCTCGTAGAACTCCTTGGCCATGGTTTCGGCATCGACTCTCATTGCAGTGTCCTCACAGCGTAGTCCTTGAACACGGCGCCCTTCGACGGATCGCCGACCTTGCAGGCCTTCACCCAGACCGTTTTGCCGTTACGCAACCGACGCTGGTGCCCGCGGCGATCGTGATACCGCGGTGACGCATGGGTGCCACCGAGATCATCTCGCACAACGGTTTCCGCTCCGACGATTAGAGTTTCCCATGTGTACTTCGGAGACTTACCCTTTTCGATCCGGCGCTGGTTTGTGAACGTCCGCTCGTAGACTGGCAGCCAAGCCGGCAGCCTCGATTGCATCAGACGCTGGTACAGCAGCGAGATCATGTACAGGCCATTGTCTCGATCGACGACTTCTTTCTCAGGCGCATCGACCGGCAGGTCAGTCAGTAACTGGCCATCTCGGATCGAATACTGGAACGGCCGCAGGGCTACCGTCTTACCCATGTTGAGGCGCACGGTCATCATCACCCGGATGCCCTCGACCGGATCGTCACCGAGAATCGTTAGCATTAGGTCATGGATCACCCCGTCACGCACAGCCCGGTAAACCATCACGGTTTGAGCGAACGGCGGCCGGCAGGTTTTCAGCACCGGCTCAGGGTCGATGGTGTGCTCGTTACGCAACTCACCGCTTAGATCGAACCAGTGCCACTTATGTGCCTCGCCACCCATCTGGTTGAACAGATGAGCCATGTCGGAGATGAACAGGTTCATTGCTTGCTCGCTCCGTCAGCCTCCGCGGCACTTTGCATCAGCATCAGAGCCGCCTTCGACTGAGCCAACTCCAAGATCAGGTCATACAGGAACCGGCCGGCAGCGTTGAACCGCTCCTCTCGGGCCTCCTCGGACTCACCCTCAGGAGCCGATCCCGCGATGTCATAGACGACAGACGCCATGGCCTGCAGAGCCTTACGCTCACTAATCTCGATCTCTTGCTCGCCGATCATTTGAGTGCCTCCATCATGCGTGACTCGATTTCGTTCAGGCGGATCGCCTCTTTTCGGCACGCCTCGACCACAACCCCAACGACCAAAGCCGCGGCCCCAGCCGTCGACCGAGGCCCGTTGTACTGCTCAACCTCAGGAAGGCTCGCCACCTCACTGATGATCAGACGTAGGGCCGAAGCCGCACGCCGATCCAACTCTTCATCCGCAAAACGTTTCATTGCACAAAACTCCTATTAGCCAATAAATACTGTTGTTCCTAAACCACACTAGATGCCTGTGAACAACCTGTGGATAACTTCACACCGACCCCAAGGTAAATTGACTAGGGTGGTGGAACCTTAATCCGAGAAGCCAACCACTTAGGTGAGAGATG